CCGTCTTGCATCTGTACAGATTGCAGCCCTGGAGTGGCCCTTTGTTTCCATTCGTAAGTACATTGCCTTAAACAAGCCTTCAACAAGTCTACTGGTGGATCGTCCGGATCTACAGTCGTAGGGTTGTCCATATAAGTAAGCATCTGCGCTGTTACGAACTCCCCAAGCAACTCTAATGAAGCATCACGTGTGCTATCCGTATCCTTAAGATTAAGGAACAACGGTGACTTCAGATCGTCGATATCAGCCCAGTTAGCCATTATTCGATACTCCCTTCATTATAAAACTGTCTAATGTACAGCATGATCTCTCCAACAGTGATATCATTAATGCAACTGAACTTTTCACAATCCCTATACCCGAGTCTTTCATGACAAGGCTGACATGGCAGCCCAAGTGATACAATCTTGGCCATTGCATATATAGGTCGATTCTTTGGTACTGAACTACCACCCCAAAGAACTACCATCGGAGTGCCAATTGCATCAGCAATGTGCATATTCCCGGTATCAGTAGTAATGAGGAGATCGCATTGCTGAATAACCTTTGCTGTTTGAGCCAGAGTTAGTTTACCAACGAAATCCTGATCAGCTTCAACATTATTGAGTTCATTATTCAGCCCTATTTTGACAACCTCAACTGCACCATTATAAAATGATTTGATCCTTGATGCGAGATCTCCGAAATGCGGCCAATTCTTGAAAACTGAAATGTCACCCCAACCACCATTGCACAAACCAATTCTTCGTTTCTTTTCGAGCACTGGAGAAGAACCCGGTACCACAATTTGAGTTGGTTTCCAGTCAGATATGCCATAGAATTTTTGAGCTATCATAAAATAATAATCCGATTCGTGCATTACGTTCTGGTCCCATTTTGGCGGGACGTATGAATGTTTACTTTCAAACACTTCTCTTGATTTACCATGTGAAGTCCACATAGTCCAAAACCATATCCTATAATCTTTATCAATAACTTCGCTTAACGTGTATACTTTATTTATGATAGGCAACAACATAAAAAGTGATATGAGGCCGTTCTTCCTCGGATCTGACCAGTTGTCATCTACGCATAGATCCACTTTACCAGTAGGGTCATGCATAGCCAGCGCCTTTAGCACTGGAGAGAACAACACAAAATTTCCAATCCCTGTATGGAAATGTACTATGGTTGATGGATTCATAATTCGGTCTCCTTCGAACCATAGATATTCACTATTCTACATTTCGTTGGTGTATGATTTTGTTTACCAGCATTTGAATGAGCAAGGAATATCATATTTTTACTATTGGCTACATGCAGTGGCATAACGCCTTCAGCATTCCTGTAATTCTGGAATCTCGACAAGTTGTCATGATCGATATGTTCAAACATTCCAGGAAACATAGCATCATAAATGACAAAACCGGCCTTCCTGAGCCTGTTATGAAAGTCTACTTCATCATATCCCCAATGTTGTATTCCTTCATAAAACCCATTAACCGCTTTGAAACAATTTATGTCGTAAATGCAAGTACCATTCAAACTTGTTGTCGTTCTCTTATTGATAATGAACGACTTTGGTGGATAATGCCCAGTTGTAATCCTATCAAGCAATTTATGCAACGGTCTTGAATCTGGATTCATTGTCACATCTGCATCTATCATCATGATGTAATCCGATTTACAATACCTTGCATTCATATTATTTGGAATACCCGGATCATACTTATCTTTATCCGGTACCTGAATAAGTGTAATACGATCATCAATTAACAAATCGGTAAGATCCTCTTTCATACCCCAATCATTAATGATAATCTCATCAAACTGATTCATCTTGACCCAAGTAGCAAGTGATCTGCTTAAATTATCTTTACGACCCATACATCTTGTCGAAATACTTATCGTTTTTCTACGCACTGGGAAAGAATTGCGCTTTTTATTCACACAAATCTCATCCACTTTACTCCAGAAATGATATATAGCATAATCCAACTTGCTTATTAACGTCACTTTATCTCTCCAATTAAAATCCCATGAAGAGTGACCCGCATTCTCATTCGTTATAACTTCGCAACCAGATAAAACAGCTTCAAATAACACCCTTTCTCCAGCACACTTATAATCGGGCATATGAAATACTTTACCATACTTAGGATAAAGTTCTGCCATCTTATCATAAGTCTTCTTTCCCAGCGGTATAGCATTATTAAAAGGTGGCTTGATATGATCCAGTATATGAAAAGTCAATTCCGGATGTTCTTGGATATATTTGAACGCTGCCTCTCTACTCTTGCTCCAGTTAGGTATAAGTACAGCGTTGTTATCCCTGACCGCTCTACTATCACCCCAATCCTTTGTATTAAACGCCAAAGGCAACACTATAGATTTCGCTCTTATCTCTTCACCGCACAACTTTACATAGTGTTCAAGATGCATAGGCGATATAAAAACATTCATCGTCGACTTTCTGAACAGTTCTGGATCCGACTCCGAACAATCATGGTCATATTTGATCCACGGCTTACTTGTTTTCAACAGAAAATCAATGAGTGGACCCTTATTGTTGTGGTGCACATTATTTACAATGATGACATCTGCACTTTTCAGCAAGTCGAGTGAACTTTCACCAACTATAAATCCAGTTACTTCGAACCCGAGTTCCTCTCCAACCCTTATTGCATTGAACCCTGAAATCTCAGCCCCACCGTCCAGATAATAAATCTGAACCCAAGCCACTTTAGTCAATTTACTTTTCGTAAAACTCTGTCTTTGCATATAAACTTTATCGTACTTGACAGTTTTCTTCACTTCACCCATATTTAAAATTTTGACATGCCCCATTCTTTCCAATTCCCGAGCTATTTTCAACGGTAAATTGGTATTGTCGCCACGCCTTGTGGACATACTATCACTTGTACATATACACTTCACAATTAGTTCTTCATTCATATATTAATGAAAGATGAGGCCAAGCACATTGGCCCCACCTCTCCTCCACACCACCAGCCAGGGTTCTACGAAGTTGCACCTTTCAACATTTTGAATGCGAAGGCAGTTCCAGGTTTACCGTCGAGACGAGCGATGAAGCGCACATTGGTCTCATCGTATTCGAAACGAGGAGCATCACTGATATCGATACGCATATCGGAACGCATACCGAGGACATACATACCCATGTTTCCGAGAATAACGTCACCGGTCGAACCGAGAGCCGGGCAATTCTTGGTGACATGATACGGATGTGAGAGAATCGTCGGGGTAAGGGTTGGCGTTCCCATACGCTCTCCCCAAGTTTCCCGAACGATAGGCTGCTTGACATCGTCGACCTTCAAACGCAGATCGGCCAGCGTCTTTTTCCGCAAAAGCCAAAACTCCGAACCGGAAAAGATCTCGTCAAGCTCACCATCAACCTTGACAAGATCCTTGTAGTTGAGCTGTCCGGCGGTGAGTCGCGGAATTGCCGAAGCGAGAATAGTTGCATCGGTAGTAATTCCGAGAGGCTCGTCAGTACCATTACCCTGGATAACATAATACTCCAGTTTGTACTGCCATGCACGCACGAGAAGACCGGTCATATAGTTCATGATGTTGATGACCGAGTCCTGAATGATTTCGTCCGTAAGGATGATACCGGCAACGATCTTCTTTGCAAGCAGCATGATACGCTCGATAGCTGCCTGTTTCGGAAGAATCTGAACACCTTCACCAGTGTTTGTTACGACGCCACTGTTATACTGCACACCGCCGGCTGCCTGGAACGTGACACCGCCGAAGTACGAACCGTCACTCTGTGTGAGTTTGGGCAGACTGACAATCGATGCATTCATCGGCAAACGCCAAATGTTCTGCAAGATCGGGCTGGCTTTGACAGCGGCTTCGATAATCATGGACGGAAACTCAATCGGTACCAAATATGAACCGCTCGTAAGTTCGTTTTCTGCCATAAGACCAGTGGTATCTTTGATACCATACATCTTTGCCTCTTCCGTTATCAAGGTTTTGAGTCCCTGATAATCAAAGCGCATGAGGGCATTGCGATTCCCGGTGCATTTGAGGAGTTGACCCCAGGCTTCCATCGCTGGAGAGAGCTTCTTGTACGGCCCTCCAAATGAGCACAAGGATGCTGCGAACTCTGCATCGGTCTGGGATGCATGATTTTTCCTCAGCATGGACACATCAACAACCGAGCCTGAACGGCTTTTGATTTGGCCGCCGCTGAAATCACCTTCCTCGCCGAAATTCGGATAAATCTTCTTCATCTCATCTTTGAGTCCCTTGGTTTTGAACTCATCGATAAGCTCTTTGGCAGCTGTGATACCACCAGCTTTAACTTCGGACTCAATCATCTTCTTGAGATCGTCCAAAGTCATTTCTTTCTTGTCGGACATGATAAACTCCTTGAATGATTATTTTGTGACTCGTCCAGCGGCCTTGTTCCACTGTTCGCGCATAACTTCGACCATCTGAACGCGAACACCACTGAGTATTTCACGCACAAATTCTGGCGTGATTGTTGCCGCCGATTCTTTCATTACAACCGATACACTGGGAGAAACATCCGCCGGAGGTTTAATGATACTTATCGTTTGTGCATCTTTTTGTGATTCCGCCGGGACGGAAAAACTAAAATACCCAGACGATTTCTTGTCAGGTTTCTTTTCGATATCAAGATCATCTTCTGGATTCTCTCGATTCTCCAGTGATCTTGCCAAATCCTTGATGAACTCGTGAGCATGTGGGGTGACCGCTTTTATGTGGGCTGAAAGAACTTTCTTCGCCGCTTCTTTTTGATCAGTGTCAGCCTTTCCACGATGCTCACGAATTGCACCAACCATATCTTTAAGACACTTGTCCATTGTATTCTTTGATTTACGATAACCCTTCTCCTCAGTATCAGCAGGATTGGTATCGTCTTCATCACCGAACTTGTCATCAGTCTTCATACCGACCACACATTTGATATACGACTTGACATGGCTCATTGCGTGATCTCTGAAATCCCCGATGGCCTCTTTTGCACATTTAGCCACACCGACATCAGCGAGATCCTTACGTGCGGCATGTTCTTTGAGATCTTCAACCATCCCTCTATGCAGATGATTCAATGCTTTGTGACATTTAGCGTGACCCGGCCTTGGTTTCTCTTCTTCGTCATCGAGAGGATCACCACCTTCGTCATCAGCAGCATCATCACCTTCTTTACCACCTGTATCCTCAGGCTTTCTATCATCTGCAGGCACATCATCTTCTTCAGGCTTTTTCTTCCCTTTAGTCTCATCACTTTCTACCTGTATGATGAACTTAACCTCTGGAGGAGAGGCAGACAACGTGGTCGCTTGCGCATTCATGCCAACCGCTACCTGACTGTACTCATGCAACTCCCACTCTTCAACGATTCGCCCACCTTTTGTCGGTTTCTCTTTGACACTATTGAATCCGATTGACCAGTTCGGCATCGTCCCGTCCTTAGCTTTCTCATAAAGACGCCGACCTGTACTGTCAGGTGGGCTCAACTTAGACCCATCATAATATTGAGTACGGGCTATAAGCCCTTTCTTGCCCTCAAACTCTGCAACACGTATATCAAGAACCTTTGCGATTGGTTCTGACCCGAACTTTGCGTCAAGCCCATGTTGAAACAGAACTACTGGCTTCCCTCGCATACGCATACCTTCTGCAAGCATGATATCTCCACCCGAGTCCTGCATTTCAGTACTGATAAAGTGTTCAATGACAAGACCTTCGTCGTCCCAACCCTTTACCATACCGGAACAGGTTTTGAATTGTACTTTAGCCATACTAATACCTTTCAGTTAAAGTTTCGTTCTTTACAATTCGTGAAATCAACGTTCAGCCAACCGTCTTTTTCTTTACCATTCCAGTGATGGACGGCGTATGACGTTTCGCTACTCCATGATCGCTTCTCTTTAGGTGTATCCCAATGAAAAGGAAAGAATGTCTCCACTGGGAGAAGCCTTTCAACACCGCTTTCAATGATCTTTCCGACCTGATGCATACCACCTTTTATATCAAGTAAATATCGCTGATCATTTGCACCGTCCCACTCATCATAAACAGACTGACTTATTATATTACAGACTTCCTCGAATACAGGATTACAAGGATCAGTTGCCATAAGAGCATTACATATATTATCCGGTGCATAACTTCTCCCAGCGAATGAGCCAACACCCATAAGAGGATCGAAACTTTTAAGACACTCCATATCAGTATCAGCATAGATACCACCAAAAATCCTTATGACATTGTACTTCATAATCTCTGCTTTGGTTATGAAGCAAAGATTCGAGTTCAACAACCTCGTCGTAAGGGCATCGACAGCCATGTACGGGAAGTTTTCGAGATTCCAGAACATCATGGAATACTCAGGGTTGTACTTCATCCAACTTAGCCTCCATTCAAAGAATTTACTCCTGAATGGATCGACCCCAGGCCAACAATGGTGTATGATTTTAGGAATCATTTCGTCTCGTACACTTTCCGGTCCTTCTTGACCTTCTTCGACTTATCATGAACCATTGTTGGCGACATGATTTTGTTTTCATATTGCTTCTTCATTTGACTACCTCAAGAATTGTCTCCAGGTCGTTTGCATGGTGCTCCTCATCTTCAAGGATACCTAATAGGATGACTTCCGTCCCGTAGTCACCCATTATGCGCGCTTCCTTTATTAGATTCTTGTATAGAGTTATAGCCGTATGCTCTCCGTTAAGGTCTTGTCTAAACATCGCTTCATTTTCCGAAGCTGTAAACACAGCACTAACCGAAACAGTAGGTACACCACCAAGATAATTAATGTGATCGTTGAGTAACTTAGCATGGCCTATTTCTTCCCCAGCGTGTTCAAGCATGTCCCTTGCGAACCAAGCTGTATGCCCACTTAATACTGCGGCATGTTGGTAGTACTGAATTGCAGCACTGTACTCACGAGAAAGAGCTTCGTTAAGACCAACCAATAGCGAATCCATCATTCCTCCTCCGCTATATCATACACCATTGTACAACGACAATTGATATTCTCTTCTGCTAAATCCCCATCCCCTGGAGAGAGCATCTTATCCTCACCGACTTCAAACAACTCATCAATCGAAATACCTTCTGCATAATCTCTGCCAGCCAATTGATGCGTATCTCTCGTCTTATCGTCTTGTTCGGGCACCCAGATCTTCTTTACTTTGTCTTCGAGTCCCATTTGTACAACTGATTCGAGATCCGCTTTATTCATCGCCGCCGTCACTTCTGTACGAGCGATCATGTCTCCACGATACTGTTCAGCTTCGTCGAAATACTGTTTGATTCTACCGCCGATAGCCGAAATACTTTCACCGTTCTCGTACCCTTCTTTCAGGTCGCTTCTTATATCATCTAAACTCTTCTGAACGATAGAGTCTGACGACTTTTCAAGACGATAGCCTATCCACTTGGATACCCGTTTGTCTGATACATTAAATTCGAACGTATATTCATCATCTGCCTTGACTTTTGACTTGACAAGTTTACCAAGTTCTTCACCACGTTCTTTACCAGCGAACTTCATCGTCTCTACAATCGCTGGAAAGAGAAGGTTGACCAACTGCTTTTTGAGGTCACTCTTTATCGGCAACAGTTCATCGATCTTGGCCTTGTTTTCCTTGAGCCACTTCTGTCTTCCATTCAGGCCCATTGCTCCAATGTGACTCTTAATCTTCACACCGTTCTTTTCAATGAGATCCTGACATTTGGCATTCATTGATCTGAAGAATTTAGTGGTAGCGATCTTATATAACTTCTCGTGGGCTTTAGCCTTGGAATCGAAAGACTTCCACGCAATCGCCTTATTATCAGTATTCCAGAATGCCTTATTACTCTTCATTGAAACTTTATCTTCATTCTCACCCGTTGGAGGAAACTCAGCGACAGGTTTGGGCTCGGGCGGATTAACCACACTTGACAGTGGCACTTGCATCGGGCTCACCAATATAACATCGCCACCCTCCACCGGCTCCAGACCCATCTTGGTCCGTTCTTCATTCCTACTCGTCAGCCCAAGATTAATGTTCGAAGCTCTCTCAGTGACATCCAACGTCCTATCATTAAAGTGCGGATAATCAAACTGGAAGTCGACATTTTCATCATATTGCTGAACAAGAAACCGATTGAAATACTCAACAATGAGCATAGCTCTCGGTTTGATCGACTCATTGAAGAACCCTATGTCAGCTACTTCCAAATTGGATCTATTTTGCTGATGTTCCAACCCGATCTTACCAGCGGACACGTCATGCGAACTAAGCATCTTATCCCTTGCCAAGTTCTCAATTTCCACCACCATAGCTTCCCGTGCCGTAGTAGTCAACGGCTTATCCATCTTCAACCCAGAATGCAGTATGAATTTCTGCCCAGCGTTCTTAGCTCCTTGATAGTTCTGCAATTGTGCAGCTATCTCATTATATTGATCCTGTCTGAGCGTCTGATCAGTTGTGAACACATTGCTGAACATTGCACCATTCTTATAGAAGGCACTAACCTGCTGCATCAAATACTGATCCATATTAAACGCATACAGCTGTGCCTTCAGCGCACTCATCCCTTCAAACGGGTTCCTTAATGAAGTATAATGTATCCAAATGATCTCTTCCTTGGAGAACTCCGTATGGACATCCTGATCAAGAAATCTATATGATTGGATGAGATGCACACCATCGGTCGCCGGCACAGGCTTTAACTGACCAGTCCAGGTCGCTGGAAGAATATGGAGTTCAGTAGGATTACCAAACATATCCTTCTTCGCTTTGTAGATACCAACCGCACCGTTCAACTCAAGATGGATGCACAGCAAGCGCCAGAAGTTGAACCTGACCATATCCTCATTCGGGTTATTTATCAAATCAAGGAACGGATGATCCTCTATCTCTACCCTTCGTATACCATGATCATGTTGCAACTTCAATTGAATTTGTTTACTTGACAACTTTAGGTGATCCATCCCGGCAGTTATATTCTTCACATAATACGGCTTCAACGTCTTACCACTATTGTCCTCGAACCTGAACAACTTTGCCGGCAACGAAGCCAGAGTTCTTGCAATCTTCTCTATCGCTGTGTACTCCCAACTAACGTACATATTGGCGAGCTGATACCATGTAATAGCAGGTTGATACCCATAAGCACCCCAAGCCTGATACATAGTTGGTATAAACGAGTTAGTCTCATTTGCCATCCCAGCTATATTATTGAAATTACCCCCACCCATCCACGACTGCTTCTCTTCACGTGAAGCATTCTTTATGATCTCTGACACTGGAGAAGAACCTTTGGCACTCTTGCCTCTCGGGCTTCCTCTTGGTTTCGTTGGAGCCATAGTTGTCATAAGTTATCCTATTATGAACATTCCGGGGAGTGCATAATTCTTGCACATGTCATATATGATGGCTAATGGATCGACTGCATCATCGTGCAACCCACTTGGAAAGTCAGCCATCTGTTTCAGTACTATATCATTCCAAGGAGCAACCTTCATCCAGAAGTTACCAGCTTCAACAATCGGAACCAACGGTTCCATTTTCGTCCTTTTATCACCAGGCAACTTGGATGGTACAACTTGTCGAATACCTCTAAGCACTTCTTCCAGCAATGTATAAGCATCCTTATACCCACCGAAAGCTTCAACACCTATCTGGATATGTCCATCTCCGATCGCTGTATCCCTGATTATCCTCTGTCTTTGTGGTGCCTCCCATTGACCGTACACCACATCTTCCAGCACAAATATCGGAACAGATAGTCCCTTTACATTCGAAGGGACCCAATGGACACCACCTAATTCTCCGAACGTATAATCTGGATCACTCTTGTCTGTCTGCTTTACAGTTGATGCAACATCCCATGCCCTTTTCATCTCAGGAGGCTTAGTCACTAACCAAGGCATAGGATGCCCATCAACAGAC